ACACCAAAGTATGAGGATGGCGAGGCCGAGCAACAATCAACTATATGCCCTGAATGTAAACAACCATTACAACCAATTGATTTTGTAATGAATGCTGATGAGCAAGATGAATTCATGCCAGATGACATGGATTCAATAGCACATGAACAAATCAATGATGGTAAAGTATTATGTTCTCAGTGTTTGACTCGCGTTGACCCTGAAATAGTAACCGATAAAATCATTGTTACTAGATTGGTCGGAGTAACACAAAAAGCTAAATCTCGTATATGTATAGAATCATATGGTGGATTAAACGTAAAGATTCCTAATTATGCTCGCAAGCAATGTGAATGTCCTTATCTTTGCTATTCATATGAAACTCACTATTCATTCGCTGTATCCAAGTATCCTCATTTAAGAGATAAAGCAAAATCTAATAAGGGCTCGTCCTACGAAATATATGAGAAATGGGCACGAATATCAACTCAATATTATGGTGAGTTTCCTAGTAATACTGTAACATGGCGTAATTGGTGGATTAGACCTGATATATTTGAAACATTACAAGATGAAAAGATGCGTGAATTCTTTAAGGGCCGCTTTCCAGATGGATGTAAAGTAATCTATTGTGATGATGAATACTGTGAATCAGAAAATGAAGCATTGGATGATTGTTGGACTATTGCTTATAATCCTCTGGCTGATTATGTTCATTACGAACCTATCGGGCTTCTTCTAGTTTCAATTCAAGAAATAATTAATGATTTACTTTCACTTACACTTCAAACAGTTGAACATGGAATTCCTCAAACATTTGCTGACCCTGAAGTATTAAATTTTGCTGCTTATCAAAAAACAGAAGCATTACCGGGCCAAATATTTCCTGCTAAACCTAAATCAGGAAAGAGCATGGCCGATGCTTTTTATGAAGTTAAAACTGCTACTCTAAGTCAGGAAGTTAGTCCATTTGGTGACAAGGTTTTGGAATTAGGCCAATTAGTGAGCGGAGCACTTCCATCGTTATTTGGAGGAAGTCAACCTAATTCTAGTAAAACTGCTGCTCAATATTCTATGAGCCGTAATCAGGCAATGCAGCGGTTACAGAATCCATCTAAAATATTAACATTCTGGTGGAAGAATGTATTTGGTAAAATAATACCAATGTACATTAAAACCATTAAGGATGGAAAATATGATGAGCGAGATGTAATTAAGAATCCTACTGGTGATTTCATTAACGTAGTAATTAAACATGCTGAATTACTTGGAAAACTTGGTGATATTGAACTTGAATCATCAGAACAATTACCAAATACATGGGGTCAAGTTAAAGATGTAGTAATGCAATTAATGCAAACTAATAATCCTGAGATACTAGCTGCATTAACTAATCCTGAAAACATCTCATTACTCGCGGAAGCAATTGGGCTTACTGATTTCTTTATTCCAGGTGAGGACGATAGAATTAAACAGTATGAAGAAATACGCCAGCTACTGAGGTCGCAACCAATGCCTAGTAGTGGTATGAATTCAATGCAAGAAATACCATCAGTGGATGTTGAACCGCTAGTAGATAATCATCAAATTGAGGGTGATATTTGTCGTAGGTGGTTAGTGAGTGAGGCCGGCCGGCAAGCTAAAATCGAAAATCCTGGTGGATATAAAAATGTGCTATTGCATATGCAACGTCATATGAATGCAATGCAAATGTTGCAACAAACTACAGGTGCTCAACCACCACAACAACAGGGACAGAAACCAGCAATTCAACCTAAACAATCACCATCGCAAGCAGCACAGGTGCAATAATGCCTATTGATGAGAAAGTATTAGATAAGCCAGTAGAAGATACTTATGATTTGCTTAAATTAGATGAGATTCCTGAAGAAAAGAAAGAGGAAAAGGAAGAAGTAGAGGATAAAGAAGAAAAAGAAGAAGAATTAGAAATAGAGGAGGAAAAAGAAGTAATAGAACCCGATGAAGATGAAATCATCACACCTCCCCATAGAAATGAAATATTAAAGGCATATCCTGATATTTTTAAAAAATTTCCTTATCTCGAACAAGCTATGTATCGGGAGAAAGCATTTAGTGAACTATTTGGTACAATGGATAGTGCTAAGGAAATTCTTGAAAAATCTCAGGATTATGATAAATTCTCGGATGATTTATTTAAGGGTGATTCGACTCCGATATTCAAATCAGTTAAGGAATCTGATGAGAAATCATATAGTAATCTAATTAATAATCTGATGCCAACATTAAGCAAAGTTGATACTAGTGCTTATCATTGGCTAATTGGAGATGTAATTAGACGTACTATAATAAGTGCAGTTAATAGTGCTAAGCAAAAAGGTAATGATTCAGAGGAAGGCCAGGCACTATTAGGTGCGGCGGCGAAAATTCATGAATTCGTATTTGGTGATACTAATCTCCAAGCTCCTGTTAAATTTGGTAAGGGAGTAACAGCTAATCCAGAAGTAGATGAGGAAAAAACTAAATTATCAGAAGAACGCGCACAATTCATTCAAGAGAAATTTGAAACAACTAAGAATGATTTATCGGGTCGGGTTGATAATATACTGAAGAATACTATAGATGCTAATATTGACCCTAAGGATTTAATGAGTAAATATATTAAAAAGAATGCGGTTAATGATGCGATGCGAATGCTGGATGATTTAATTCATGAGGACGCGAGATTCGTTCAATTAGTTGATAAATTGTGGCAAAAGGCATTTGAAAATAATTTTAATCAAGATTCATTGGGCAAGATTCGTTCTGCTTTCTTATCTAAATCCAAGACTTTGCTTCCAGAAGTTATAAAAAAAATTAGGTCGGAAGCCCTACAGAGTCAAGGAAGTGGTAGAAAGCAGAACGAAGATAAACCACGTAATAAGGATGTTAGTGATAGGGTAGCGGAACAGCCCAAAAATCGTTCCAATTCTAATGAAAAAAGGGATGGTAGGGGAATGCGTACTGTGGATTTTTTTAATCAAGATTAGGGGAAATTCATATGGCATTAACAGAGTCACAAGTTACTGCGTTAGAATTGGAAAGGGTTCTTCCAAAGGTAAGAGTAGTATTCGAACGTGATGATAAGTTCTACGCTACAATCAAGAAGCGTGATGTTGAGAAGATTAGTAATAGACAGATGCGAGTTCCACTAGAATTACGTCCTGGTGGTTCATTTCAGTATTTTAGTCCAGATGGTGGTGATTTGGGACGCGGTGGTGGGCCAACTTTTGATAAAGCTGTACTAACTTCTGTATTCATGTCAGAGAATATTGAATATACAAAGTTAGCACAGTGGGCCACCGATGATGATAAGAAATCGATTGTAAATGGAGTACGACGACTTACAGCTACTGCATTAGATGAGATGAGACGGCAGCTTGATTCACAGATGATGCAATCGGGAAATGGTGCAATCGGTACTATTACTACAGTAAGTACATCAGCGGGAGTTGATACTTATACTTGTTCTACTGATGGATTCGGTGTTAGATTAATGCGATATGGTCAGACAGTTCAAATATTTGATACTACATTAGCTACATTACGCGGTTCAGGCGTGATTACTAACTGGGATGTGGAAAATAAGCAAGTATCGGTCACTCCTGCTATCGCTGGTGCTATTGCGACTGATGTAATCGTTACTCAGGGTATTAGTTCACCTACAGCGTTGCCGGGCCTGTTTGGTGTTCCATATCATCACTCTAATGCTTCTACAGGAACATGGCTTGGTTTCACTCGCTCAACTACTCCTGAAATTCGTTCTAATCGTGTAAATGCTAATTCTGGTACATTGACGCTACCGCTACCGCGCCTCGTTATTAACAAAATCGGTAATAGAACTGGTATTGATAACGATTTCAAACCACGAGCATGGATGCATCCCGCACAAGCACAGGCTTATGAAGAAATTGGTCAATTAGTTTCAGTAATTCATAAGCAGGCTAAAGAAGAATCTCTCGATATGTATTTCGAGAAGATGCAAATGGCAGGCGCGCCAGTTGAGAAATCTTTTAACTGGCAGCAGAGCAGAGTTGATTTCGTTGTAGATGACGTGTGGGGCCGTGGTGAAATTCTCCCTATTGGATTCTATAAGACAGATGGAAGAAATATATTTGAAATTCGCGGTGCGAGCGGCGGTGTTGCTGCGGCTGATATCTTCTATATGGTAGTGGGAATGCAAACATTTGTTAGTAATCCTGCTGCTACCGGATATATCGATACGCTTGCAATCCCCGCAGGTTACTGATTTTTACTATAAGGAGTTTTACAATGGATGTTAAAAAAATTAAGGAATTGCTTGAGAAACGAACATCCATTAATTCTGAAACAGAATGTTGGGAATATTTAGGTGTAAATGCTGATGGATATGGTCAAATTACTATTGATTACATATTTTACTATGTCCATCAACTTTCTGCTGAATTATTCCTAGGTTATTTGAAAAGTCCTGATTTCATTGTTTGTCACAAGCCTATATGTAAAAGTA